TTGCCAATTTTTTGGTTGTCTTTTTGCAAGATCCAAAACTGTTTGTCAATTATAGGTTTTGCTATAATCATTTGTTTAACTCCCTTTTTCTACATTCTTCTTGTACCTTGACGGGCACATCAGGATGCCATCCACCTATTAGCATACTGCAATTGTATTTCACAACCACTACATTGCCTTTACTGGTTGGCCAAAATGCTAAAACCAGCACACCAAAAATAATAATAAATGTTGCTGTAGTCCAAAACATATCCTTAGCCACTTAGTACTCCTTTGTAGGTTTCGTTCATCCAGCGTCCAAAACTATCTGCCGACTCACTACACTTGTTTAATTCATACTTGCCACAGAACTGCATAAAACGCACACCAACCTGGCCAATGTCCTTGTGACTAATCTGCTCACGGATTGCAGCATCAACTACAGCTTTAACTTCTTCGGGCTGTGCTGTTAAGTCAATCAAGGTTCTATTGCGCTCATAATCATCTAGTACTCTATGCTCTATACCATCTGGATCAGTCCAGCGTTGCAACATCATATTGTTCCAGTTGTAGCCTTGTTTTGATCGATCCTCAAACGCCTCCTGAAGGCCAACCTTGTTCTTAGTGCCCTTAGTACGGACTCCCGGGTAGGCCGAGAACACATTATCCGACGAATCGCCGCGCATACACTTTTCGAACAGTAACCATTCTGGGTTAGGGATTGTTTTAGCTTCTTTAGTTTTCTTATCGATGACCGCTTTTCCTTTAGCATCGAAAATTCCTTCTATGGTGATTAGTTCATCTGTAATGCCGTTGTACTGCTTGACGTTTTGTGTTACTAGCTGAACAAAGTCAGTATCACTGCTGATAATAACGTGTTCGTCTTGGGGGTGTAGTGCAATCCAGCGAGCAATAATATCGTCGCCTTCTGCTGTAGGACATCTAATAACTGAGCAGTTAGTCCTTTCGCTCAAGTATTTAGTCAAATTATCATAGGTTTCCCAGAACATTTTATCTTCTTCTGCTTGCTCTTCGGTTAGAGCCGCACGGGCCACAGCACGGTTATTTTTGTAGGGTTTGTACATGTCCTTACGCCAGCTACGTCCTTCTAAGGCAAACACCACGTGATCAGCTTCAAATCTACGTGCCATTTTGTTAGCGGCCATTAAGGTAATGTGAAGGGCAAATCCAATCTTTTCCCAGGTATCGCTAGCACGAAAAGCACCGTGTCTAGCACGAAAGAATAAGTTGGCTGTATCTATAAGGACATATTTCATACTATCAGTATAACACGATTAACGATTAAAGTCAAATAAACTTGTTGGTTATAATGTAGTCAAGTATAAAACGGTGAAACGCCGAATGGCCGTCTCGACCAAAATGCCAAGAATTGGGCATAACAGTGTCTATGCCTTTTGAGCGAATAATAGCGTCATAAGTTTGGCCAGGATCGTATGGACTAATGTAGTTCTTTCCCCATTTTTTTTGTTTGATTATTTTAGAAAAATCATTGTTACCATTAAAGAAAATATGTTTTATTTTTTGATTTTTTAGCTCTTGATGGAACTGCCAAATTTCATTGTGTGCTTGCTCGGTTTTTTCTTGCCAGTCAACGGTGGCTACAAATTGTTTATATCTTTCTTCAAGCCCTACGTGAACACCATCGGTTCCACTGGCTCCAATTTGATAGTATCTATCTTCATAAATCCATTCTTCGCGTTCCCAGGTGCTCCATTGTATAATAACTAACAAGTCAGGGTGGTCTCGACCGGGGCCTTCTAACCATTCACGTGTGGTTCGTATAATCCGAGTATTACTACTGGCACTTTCAGCATCACATCGAAATGCTGATTTTAGGGTTAAACTTAATAACCGCCCCCAACTGACAGCAAGATTTGCCGGATGCGGACTGCGGCCCAGATAAAATAGGGCAGAATCGTCTTCGGCAAATGCGTGTGGATTTACCGCTTCTGCAGCAGCTGTGTGACTATCACCGTTTACGTATAGCATCACGATACTTCGGACCTACCATCGCCGATGTCTCGAGTTTTGACCACACGGTCACGTTCGGGATTCATTGCCTCGTACTGCTCATAGGTTTCAAGTACTACATTACGACACACAGCAGTAAACCAACGATCTACTATGTCAGCATCTTCATCTTTGGGATCCATTCGATAACCCGCACGAACCAAATTGGCTACAAATTTATCATTCCAATCTAACTCAAACGCACCATTTTGCATATTCTCTGGATCTACTTCCATACTAAGAATATTAACATAAGGCTCACCCCGTTCAGTGGCAATTTCTTTTTCAGTCTTTACTACTTTTTTGGGCTTAGGTTCTGCCTTGACTTCGGGCGTTTTCTTTTTAAATCGATCAAAAAATTTCATAGTTATTATTTCCTTGTATTCCCATAGTGTACTACTTTAATACCGTGCATGTCAACTGGCAAACTGCGCCACGGATCGACTATTATACTGCCAGGCTTGATATCATAATAAAAATGGTCTTTTAAATTCTTACCGGTGTATCCATAAGTTACAAGTCTATTATGCGCCATTAATACCACAGCCGGTTCTGCAATATCTGTATGAACATCTTCGGGGTCGTCGGCTATAGGATCAACATACGCTAGAGATACGCCGGCTTCTTTTACATAAAATCCGACTAATGTGCTATAACTGCCAATACAATATTCAACATCTGGTTTATATGCCTTGCCGTGAATAACCACAGGTAAGTTATTATTCTTTGCTTGCTCAATTAAAAATAATGCTAAATTCTTTGCTTGAATTTCGCGGGCATGCATAATAGTATCAAACAAGTCATAGCCAATGTTGTATTCTTCTGCTAGCCAACGCAGGGCAATATTATCTCTAGGGTGGCAAGCGCCAGCGTCGCCCATACCTGCTGTCATATACTTAGGACCCATAATGCGCATGGTTGACCGTGATAAAGCATTAGTAACTACATCAACATTAATGTTACCAATTTTAAGAGCAAAGTCTTGAATCATATTGGCCAGGCCAACCTTGGCACTAATAAATGTGTTGTAAAAAATTTTAATAGCTTCGCATTCATCCCACGTACCAATTTCGTAGCGTGGGTTATTTTGCATAACAGTCTTGTACAAATCAATAAGTTCGCCAGCCACTCCTGAAATGTTTCCGTCTTCTGTACCAACAATAACCATTTCTGGATTGACCATATCCCACTTGACCGATCCCATGGCAATAAGATACGGATTATAAAGAAATTGGTGCTTGGGATCTAATAACGTAATAAACTTACGACGTGTAGTTCCGGGCAACACTGTTGAGATTAATACGACCTTTTTACTAGTCGTGGCATATTGATTAATTTTACTAAGAGCGTCAATCACAGCGGTATGTCCAAAATCTTGAGGTTCCATATGGCTTGATGGAACTGATCCATCATACCCTTCAGCGTGTGGAGTCGGCACAGCAATAAAAATCCATTCGCTTGTATTGACTAATTCCTCAATGTTACATACTTGAACAGTGTTGCTAGTACGAGGATATAGATCATACCCACGCACATCATATTGTTCAGCAAATACTTCTGCGCAGTCTAACCCTAATTTTCCTAGCCCAATAAACCCTATTTTTTCCATATTATCTTTATTTTTTAAACACCGGAATAGGATTCATTTTGTGTAGACTGCGAGCACGTATTTCTTGGTATTTTTGTAAGCGTTCAAGTTCCAAGCTATTTTTTACTAAAATAGTGCCTTCGTCTTGTTGCATGGCAAGTTCCAAATCAGCATAAGTCATTCCGCCTAGTTGATCTTCGTCTGTGCGTCCATCATCCCAAAGTCCGTCTGTAGGCGGTGCATCGATAATGTCTTCGAGCACACCCAACTCACGACCCATTTGCCATACTTCTGTTTTGTAGCAATCAGCAATAGGACTGATATCAACACCACCATCACCATACTTGGTATAAAAACCTACTCCAAAGTCTTCTACTTTGTTACCTGTACCTACCACAATACCTGAAACACTTTGAGCAATTTGATAAAGTGTAACCATACGCAAGCGACTGCGACTGTTGGCAAATCCTAACAGATTATTATAAGTTGACAAGCGACGTTCAAACTCATCAAAGGTTGAAGTGAGGTCAATGATGTCGTGGCGTACATTGTCAAACTGGTTGCATAACCAGGCACCTTGTGCTAGACTGAGATCATGCAGATCTGGACGCTGGCGAATGGGCATGGTTACGGCTACAGTGTGTAGTCCAGTACGAGCACACAAGGCACTAACTACTGCACTGTCGATACCACCACTGATGCCTACCACTAACGACTTCATACCGGCTTGATCAGCATAGTTTTTGATCCATGCTGTAATTTGATCTTGTAATGTAACTTCTGTTGTCATTGTTTTTCTTTCTTTAAATATTTCAGTGCCAACACCTTGGGGCAATGGTTGATATTAAGTCCCCCAAGAATTACCAAAAAGCGAAATATGAAGTCTTGGGCTAAAATTAAATCCTCTAGTAATACATTCTTTTGCTATTAATTGTGTATTAGCATCATATGGGTTTAGTGTTCCTCCAACCGGCATCAAATATACTGTTCCTTTAAATCCGCCTTGACGGAAAGCATCCACGGCCCGGACAGCTTCGTTGACATGATCTTCAGTTTCTACTACAAACTTAAGGTATGTATGTCCGTATGTTTGGTAGCTATTAACAATCTCTGGACAAATGGCATCTTCGGCAGCCTCGCCACTGGCACTCAACTTGGCACTGACGCTGAATGTGACTTCGCGTCCTGGCTTTTCCTTTGCCCACTTTAACAAGTAGTCACTGAAAGTATCGTGTAATTCTTGAGTACCATTAGTTTCAAATGTAATGTTTTTTAGATCTTTCATACGTGCATGACTTAGCAATTCCTCGTAAGCACGTTGCCAGCCTAGCAATGGCTCACCTCCTGTAATAACCAAGTGAACATCATTGCCGTTATTCTGTAACCACATACCGTTAGGAGTTAGTGCCAGCATCTGATCTACAAGATCTACCGTAGTAACAGTGGGCGATAAGTGTTTAAATGCTGGATGCCAAGACGCATAGCTGTCGCAACCTGTTTCCACTAGCGGTAACTCTAAGAAATTATTGTACAAATGGACAACTTCGGCTACATCGTCTGCACCTGTGCTCTTTTCTCCGGGTTTACACCCAAAGCCACTACAGGTAAAGTTGCAACCATAGGTGCGTAAGAACACACTGGGCACACCCACAAAACGACCTTCGCCTTGTAAACTATAAAATAGTTCGCTTACTTTAATCTTCATTGTTTAACCTTTACTAAAATGCCTTTGTATGAATATGTGATTGTACTGTCTTTGTTTGTAGTTCTATCAAAATTACTGTAATTAGCGTTAAGTTCTTCACCGGTTAGTTCAAAAAAGTCAATAGGTTTTTTACTATCACGAATAGCATCTGCCATTTGTTCTAACACAGTGGGTTTTCTATAATGTATTTTCATCGCCACCACGCCTCCCAAGGAAACACAATCCAGACATCTTCTTCGGCTTTATTTAGGCCGACGGCTGTATAGCTAACCGTTAATTCACTGGCACTTGCTTCGTTATCTACCAGCGTAGCAACACGAACTGTATCGCCCCAAATCTCCGTCCATTTTGGATTATCTGGTAAAGCACTACTCATCCAGTCTTCTCGGATCCAGTTTAATGTAGCACCCGAATCATTGATATCGTCTACAATAAGAATACGACGTTGTTCAAACGCATCTTCGGCCATCCACAAGTTTGATTCAGGTTGTGAATGATCATCACGTAGACTTACTTTAAGACATTCCATAGGAACTTCTAGGTATTGACTAATCAAATTAGCCGGGACCAGGCCACCTCGAGTAAGCCCAACTACATAGTCCGGAACCCAAGCATCTCGCTGAATCTGGCGCAAAATTTCTTGGGTTTGACGTTCAACATCCTGCCAAGTATAATATATCTTCTTCATCTATATATTATACTAGTTTTAACACGGTTTGTCAATAGTTACTTTTTTAATTGTTCGCTAATCCAGGCGTAGGTTTTCTCTAAACCATATTCCAAATTATCGCCCGGCGCCCAGCCAATGGTTTCTTTGATGAGTTTGTTATGGCTATTACGACCCATAACGCCCATTGGGCCTGGAATGTTTTTGATAACAATATCTTTACCGGCAATTTGGGCCACTAGTTGAGCAAGATCATTAATACTGATCATGCGCTCACTGCCCAAGTTGATTGGAAAATCACAATCACTTTCCATGATACGATGGATACCTTCAACACACTCTTCAATAAACAAGAAGCTACGAGTCTGGACACCGGGTCCCCATACTTCGACTTCACCGTCGCTCATGGCAACCTTACGGCACAACGCGGCCGGAGCTTTTTCTCTGCCATCTTTCCAACTACCCAACGGTCCAAAGATATTGTGGAAACGAGCAACCCGAGCACGAATGCCATAGTTTTTAGCAAAGGCAAGGAACACACGCTCACTGAATAATTTCTCCCAACCATACTCTGAATCTGGATTAGCAGGATAAGCACTGTCTTCACTTAACAAAGGATTGTTAGGATCTTCTTGATTATGACTAGGGTACATACAAGCACTACTAGAATAAAAAACATTCTTAACACCAGTTTTAACCATGGCTTCTAAAATGTTGAGATTAATTAAGGCAGAGTTATGCATGATGTTAGCATCGTTATCACCAGTGAATACATAGCCGGCGCCACCCATATCTGCGGCCAATTGATAGATAGTATCAATGTCTGCGGTTACAAGTTTACGAACTAGGTCTTGTTCACGCAGGTCATACTGATAAAATTCATCAGCATCGGTTGTTTTATATTCGTGTTGTTTAATATCTGCACCAATAACATAATAACCTTTTTCTTTAAGGCTAGTAACCAAATGTCCACCGATAAAGCCGCCGGCACCGCAAACTAATACTTTTTTCATTGTTAAAAATCCTTTAAAATTTTATTCTGTATATATGCTTATTTGCGGTGGCGGATTATATTTTGTTTTGTACAGTTATATAGTACCACTCATGATCAAACCACCCTGCGTGATTAATGGCATTAGGGCCAATTATTGAAACAAATTGTTTATTGCTACGGTCGATAATGGCTTTGGTTTCGTCTATGCTTCTGAAAAAATGGCTGCCGTCATCGACAAGTTTTTCTTTTGCTCGAGCAGTTAAAATACCGTCTTTTAATCCAGAGACTTGAAACATAAAACGGCCACCCTCGGCAAGGGTTACTCCGTTGATAATTCTTAGCATTTCTTCGTCAGTACAGTGTACAAAAACCAACTGAGATACGGCCAAGTCCACAGGTGGCACCGTTGAGACATCAACGGACAGATATACTGCTTTGGCTACATCTCTTACTTTGTCTAGTGCAACTTCAGAAATATCACAGTAATATAATTCGCTGGCAAGTTCTTTCAAAGATTCGGCGCAATACCCTTGTCCAACGCCAATTTCTAATACTCGTTTATCTTTTATGTCGTTAGTAGTTAATCCAAATTGGTTGAGTAAACTATCAAATCTAGTTCCTGTGAGCCAACCTGAGTTTTCTCTATGTTGTCCTTCCCAGAAATCTTTACCTATGGCCACTATTTGCTCATTTCATCTATTATGTTTTTGATACCTTCGGCGAGAGATATCTTTGGTTGCCAATATTCAAGTATACTAGTATCAGCTTCGTTGCGTTTGTCTTTTTGTACCATATCTTTTGCCTGTGCCGGTTCAACAACTGTGCCAGGAAAATGTCCAGCAATCATATTGGCAATGTCTAACATTGTGGTCCATTCAAAACTGGTAATATGATACTCTTGATCTCTGGGAAGTTCTGAATATTTAGTACTGAGAATATATAAACACTCGGAGCAATCTGTGGCATGCAACATTTGGCGAGCTTCGGTACCGTCTGTGAGCATGTTGATTACTCCGGTATTTTTTGCCTTGTTAATAAAGTCTGTAATAGCGTGTGTTTTTTCTGGGTCGTGCTCTACGCCGTAGACATTCCAAAACTTTACAGTAATTCCTCCAAGAACCGATGTTACTTTTTCAGCTATACTTTTAGTTAATCCATAACTGCTGTAACTCATATTAGCCATTTGACTTGATGCAAATATAAACGGTTTATTTTGACGATGCAAAATTTCAAACGTGCTTGTAGTTATTTTAAGATTGTTCTGTATAAACTCAAAAGTATCCTGGTACCGAGCAAGATATACACTTCCGCCTACGTCCCAAGCTAGAAAAAATACAAAATCACAATCACGCACCAGTTGATCTAATACTGGATGATTAGGTATGCGTAAGTCTTGATTTTCGTTGTCGGCAATATCATAGGTTAGTACCTCGTGACCTTGCTTGCCCAAGTAATCACACAGGGCTAATCCAAGTTGTCCAGCTGATCCTAATACAAGATATTTCAAAATACAGTCCTTATAGTTTGGCTTTTCTTACGCAACAAAGTCATTCCGTGATTTGATGGAATAGTTGCCCACTCCCATATTTCAGGATCTAACTCTTTGACCGCACGATATGGTCCGCCTTCGGCCCACTGTGGATCGGCTGCATTTAACTCCATATGATAATCGGGCTGGCTATTATTATACATTAAATCGTGCAATAGTATAATACCGCTAGGGGTTATCATGTGTTCGATTATCTCAAGTTCGCGCTTGACGTGGGCATATGAATGCCAATCGTCCACGTAGATCAAATCGTACTGTGTGTTGTTTGCCACACAGTCTTCTAAAAACTTAATGGCATCAGACTGTGTAAATTTCCAATAAGGTCGGCCTGCTTCCGGGCACTGCCACCGGGTAGGCTCTAAATCTACACTGTCAACAAATCCGTCTAGTTCCATAGCGGCCATGATCCACGGAGCCGTTGAGTTGCCATCTCTTACTCCCAACTCTAATATGCGTCGAGCACCAATGCTCATAGCCAGGGCGAAGAAAGTCAGTTGATGCTTATCCGTGGTATCGTTTCCATACTTGGTTTTTGCTATCAAGTGGTTTAAATCAGCTGAGTTTGTTTTTACTTGAAATTGGTCCATTTTTTTATTAATCCATTCTGTTAAATTTATATTCTGTAATCCCCAATTGGTCAAGCCCTGGGGTCTTCCTATTTTTTCAGCTTCAACAGCATTCCATGCATCAACCGGTTTTCTTTCGTGGTCCTGATGGAATATACACAACGGAGCGGTTAAAATTACTTGAGCTAGTGCGCGAGCATTTAAACGAAACAAAGAGTAGCTATCTAGATGATACCGATGTGTGTTGCTTTCAAACAATCCTCTAGCACTAAAAAATGCTTCCCGACTAGCAAGAATAAAATCACCACAGCCGTTGGTATGTAAAATATTACTTGGGGTTATTGATGATGGCAAGTCTTTAAGATTGACTGGAGCATCAACGTTGACACTGCCTGAATCAATATGACTTACAAACGTTTTAGAACAAGCAAATGGAATTAATTCTTCAACAGGCACTTGGTCAATACCTTCCCCGTGAAAATCATGTCTGTCAGTACGATAATAAGAATCTAGTCTAAGTGGTCTTTGAGCCAACCACGCAATTAACTCGTCGCTAAACAATATATCAGGATTGGTAGCAAGAACGAATTCTCCACGGGCTCGACGGATGCCAACGTTTTTGCCATAAAATTCTAGTACTGGATTTGGGTGCCCTATCGTATCATGTATTTCGGAAGGAACTGTTATAATTCTAAGATCTAAATTATTAGTTTTAAAAACTACATCTTTCAAGGGCAACCGGTCACTGAGAGGATTCCATTCTACAAGAATGAGCTCCATTAAATCTGGATAGTTTCGAACTTGATGATCGAGACTACGGATGAACGTGTTTAGTCTGTCTAAAAAATTAACGCCGTAGTTATCGTTGCGCCCTACAATAACAGCAGAAAGATAAGGTTTTGTCATAGATCAATATGTACAGTAGGTTCATTTATTTGATCTAAAGAAACAAATTTTACACGATCTTTGAAACGATCAACTAGATTATTAATAACTGCCTGCGGAATAAGTGCATTTGGTTCTACGTATACTGTATAGCCAGCCGATAGTAAATCTTGGCAAAGCACTAGTTGTTGGCTTTCTTCAAATATGTCTGTGTTCTTTTTGTAGGAGATGGTATCCATATAATAAGGTCGGCAATCGTTGTTGAGTTCAATAAAATAATTTTTAAGGAATTCGGCATGTTCACGATTAAACCCGTCAACAATACTTCCAAGATTAAACTTTAATCCCAACTTGTTAGCATAGTGC